TAAGCTTATTCAGTTGTTGTTTGCGAATATCACGATTACCTTCTTTTACCTTTGTTCCTGATTTAACCATCTTGGGTGCTTGAGCAACCTTTTTGTTTACAGCAGGTTTAGATTTCTGAAGTTTGTCGTACATCATCGCTTTGTGTAGCATTAATACATGACGAGAGTCGTATACTTGTGATAACTCTTGTTCTGTAAAACCTACACTCTTACCGTAGTTACGAATCTCATTTCTGATTTGTTCGCCTTTGGTTGGGTCTGAAAACTCTGGTAGGACTTGTGAAAGTTTTTGTGCTTCCTGTTGAACTCGTTGAGCCATTTCCTGCTGCTGCTCCGCTTGTTGCTGTTGTGCAAGGCGTTGCTGTTCAGCTCGTACTTGTGCTAACTGTTCTTTCTTTTCAGTCAGTTCTGCAACTTTGACTGCGTATCCTATTGGGTCGTTTTCCTTCATATCGGCTAAATCTTCTGAACTATCTTGACCTTGTGTCAAAAACTGTTCAATAGCTTGTAGCCGTTGAGCATAAGTATCCCTAACTTGTTTAGCCTCTTGAATAGCTTTTGCTTCCGCTTCTACTGCCTTACGGTTTTCTGCTAACTCTTGAGTCTTTTTTGTGTAATCCGCACCAAGTTGATAACCTTGCATTAATTCTTCGAGGGTGACTTCTTTCTCTTCGCCAGCAGCTTTTACTGTATAGCGTGTTTCTTCTTCAAGTTCCTCTTCTTCAACTTCAGATTCATCATCATCTTCAACTTCTACATCGTCTGCATCAACAACTTCATCTTCTGTTGCTTCCGCAGCTTCTTCGTAGTCTGCACTATCTTCTTGCTCTGTTTCAACAGTTTCTGGTTGCTCATTGGAGTCCTCACTTGCTGATAAGAAGCCTTCAAATTTTGCAGCAGCTTCATTCACAGTTAGTTCTCCACTTCCTTGTTCAGGAGTCATGGTTTCTTCACTCATTGTATTTCCTTAATGTTCCCTTTTGGCAAGGGTTGCCATTATAGAAAGGTCTATAATATCTTCCACGCTTTATCTTTAATGTCACCGTCTTTGGTGATTGATTCAAGATAACCCATGATTTCGTCTATAGCTTGTAATCGGTTGTAATATCTTTCTCGTTCTTCTTTTTGATGTGCTTCTGAATAACGAATATTATTGAGTTGATTGTCTCTTAACTCTTCGATTACATCTAAAAATTCTTGTGATTGTAATAAATTACGAATTGCTTCCTGTCGTGTCATTTGGACTTCCGTAGTTAATTGGTGAACCTAGCAGTCCACTTAAATATCTTCCAGCTCCATAGTTACCTGTCGGTGTCGCCATAGCAGTTGGGGTCGATAAAAATGATGTTACATTCGGTGTTGGTAATGGTGCAGGTCTAGGTGATTTAGAATACACATAAGCCATAGAAGGTGAGTATTCGTATATGTCTGTATCACCTACTTTGCTTTTACTAAACCCTGTAATGTCTGTATTAACAGGTCTAAATGATTGATTATCTACTTCAATAGTTCCTTCTGCACGATTAGAACCACCGCCAAAACCCATATTACCAAAAAAGTAACTTGGAGGTGAGTAGGTAACTGTGTATGGTTCATATACACGATTGTTACCATAGTAGTAACCAGTATCACCTACAGACTGTAGTCCAGAGTATTTACTTGGAGTTAATCCTAGTACAGCATTAACATCTATATTAGATTGTGGTGCAGCAACAATGTTAGGGGCTTTGCGTAGACTAGGGTCTAGGCTAGGTGCTAACCTGTTAAGACCTAGATTAAGTAACATTACTGCATCCCTTTATTAGCAATGTTGTTAATCTTTTCTAACGCATCCATAATCATTTTAGTTTGGTCTGTTTGTAGTTTTCCTGATTTGTTTTCAGCATCCATTCTGATTTGCAATTCTTTTAATGCAAGTTCAGTAGTTTGTTGCACTTCTTTTTGCTGTAACTCTAAAGCATCTTTTTGAGCTTTCAATTGCATTTGCTCTCTTTCTAATTCAAGTTTAGCAGCATCTGTTTGAGCTTTTAATTGTGCTTTTTCTCTTTCCACTTGAGCCAATACTTGTGCAGCTTGTGTATTAGGGTCAACTTTTTCTGGTTGTGGTTGAGATAGTTGTGCGTTCATCTCTGGTGTAATTTCATTAATAAACTCTGTAGAGTCTTTGAAACCAGCCATGTGAATAAATTTAGCTAATGTATCTCTGTATTGTTTAATGTTGACTAACGGATTAGATAATCCATAGTTTGTAATAATCTCTTCTTGTTTAGCTAAAATCATTTGCATGGTTGCTAATTGCTCTTGTCTTTGACCTGTACCTAAACCTACATTAATATTGACATTATAGTTAGTTTTCCACTCTCTTGGGTCAAACGGAATAAACTCGCCATTAATACGCACCACACGAGCTTTATCTTGGTATTTACATAACAGATGTAGGATACCTCTAAATAAACTTGTCACGCCTGTTTCTGCAAAGATACGAGCTATAAGTTCTAGCTTACCTGTAGATGCAGCAGACATAGCAGATACGGCTGTTGCTGTTACATTCTGTAAAAGGTTAGGGTCTAAACCTTGTTGTGTGTCAGATACACCTGTGCGTTTAGCTTGAATTGCATCCAAGTATTCTAGCATAGGGAATGATTGACCTGCAGAAGATTGCACAGTCATTGGAACAATCGCTGCTGGATTCTTTAATCGAACCACACCACCTGCTGTTGATGTCAATAAGTCATCTAGGTTGACTTGTCCTTCTACTGCACCCACTCTGTAGTTGTTAGTGAGGTAGAGGTTGTCTAACATTTGACGAACAACAGTCGACTTAATCAACTGTAAGTCCATTGCTCTATCAGCTAATGACTGACCATAAAACTTGTGTGGAATTGGAATTGGGCAGAGAGAATGAAATGGGTTATAATCACATTCATGCTCTTCTAATATTTCATGACCTGCATACACTACTCTTCTGTATTCAGCAATGTCATCATCATCCATATCAACTTTAAGATAACATTCAAACACTTCAACTAACTGCATTGATTCATCATTAGAATCCATATCGGTTGGTTGTTCACCACGAGTGTATCGTGCTATTCTTTCAGGACTAAATTCTAGTGCATCACCAGTCGGTAGAGATTCAACAAGTTCTTCATCATAACCCATAGCCACTAATTCTGAACGAGTCATCATCTTACGGTGTGCAGTAAATGGTGAATCAGCAATACTTCTTGCTCGTTTAGAAATTAAGAACTCTTCTGGTGGTACATTCTCAACAGTCACTTTACCATTGTTAGTTGTTTTCTTGAGTTTTACATTATGAGAAACAATCGCTGGTGATACTTCCATACCAGTCATTTCATCAAACACAGCTTCTTGGATAATGGTTGTTTCTTGCTCGACCACTTCTACTTCTGGGTCTTGCATTAGAATCATTAACTCATCGTCTGTTAAGTTTTTGTATGACTCTTTCTTAACATCAATCTTGTCTTCCCAGTATGCTTTTACAATACCTACTTTTTGTAGTAGAGCATCTTTAAACCAGTTGTGCATCACAAGGAATCCATCATTATCCTTGTTAAATACCCAGTTTACATATTCTGTAGCTTGTTTAGCAAATGGTTGGTCGCCATCGTTTACAGGTTCAAATGAAACAACATTGTCTCCAGATGCAAATAAACGCATGAGTTGTGGTAATGCACCATCAACGACTTCTGCAACTTCGCCTGTTACAATTTGAGATTTACCTTCTACTTCGTTACCATAAGGCTCACGAAGATAGTATTCTAATGCCTGTTGTCTTTCATCGGTTGTCTCCGTTTCAAGATAACCTATGGCATCTTCTATCTCATTTTCTAATATTGCTTTTAATTTTTCATTTGACATTATTTAATTGCCTTTATTTTTTTCTTGTAAGTTTAAGTCTACGGTTTAAAACTTCTTTTCTCTTTAAGTTATCTTTGTGGTATTCTGTTATTAATGTATTTGATTTTGCTTTATCAATATATTTTTGTAACTCTTCATTAAATATATCTTTATTGCCAGTTTTATTATAATTTATAACTAAATCTGGATTTAATAACCCCTGTCTAATATCTCCACCTTCAAAATATCTTAATTCTATTGGTAAATTTTCCCAACCTAGTTTATTAGCAACCATAATTCTATGATTTCCTTCATTTACAAATGGTTGTCCGTATTGGTCAACCATAATAAATGGCTTATATTCTCTTACCCCTTCAACATTTAAAGGAAGATAATCACCTTTTCTTCCAGAAAAAACATTCCCACTGCCAAAATAATGAGTAGGTAAATGTTGATTTTTTTCCATATAATCTGTTAAATAATTTAATGAACTTTCTCTAACTTTTTGTTGTTCTAAATTTAATCCAAGAATTTCCTTTAAAACATTTGTTGGAATAGTAGGGTATTCACCTCTATACCCTCCAGTGATTGATGAGCCTATATGTGCACCAATTTCTCCAGTACCACCTGCTGATGCAGCTCTTAATCTTTTTTCTAATAACCAATCTTTTGATGGAATATCACTATCTAATTTTAAATTAGAATTTAATGAGTAAGATTTTGGAGCAATTTTTTTTATTGTTCCCAATAAACCACCACCCATAAAATCCATGCCAGTTTGCAATGCTGTTTCAGGGTTATTCATTGCATTAACCCTTTCTTTTGCATTTGAACCTAATTTATTTATAGCTTCTGATGATTTTCCTTGAATAATTAGACCAAGAGGGGTAAGCATAAATTTATCTTTATATTTAGATAAATCTGGAGCATAATCTTGAGCTATTACCATTTACACAATCCATTTATTGTTGACTGTAATAGGTTTGTGCCATGACTCCATAGGAGACTCGTCTAAACCTACTGCTAAATATCTAAACGCATCGGCTGCGTGTGATGACCAATCATGTAACGGTCGGTCATGAAATACATTTCTTTTTTCATCAAACACTCTGCGGTAATTTCGTAGAGCATCTAATCCTTGTTTTACTTTTTCTGGGTCAAACCAGCATCGCGGTAGTATTCGTCTGACTGATTGAATACCATCATGTACATTAAATCTGGGTGCTATTGTGATTTGTAATCCAGCATCTTCCAACATTTCTTTTCTCGATTTACCTGTACCCAACTCTCTAACGGCAACATCGTGAGGAAGAATGTGTGTTGCATACATCCAATCGTTTTCTTGTAACCAGCTCACATAATAATCAAGACCAACACCATGATTTTCCACATAGTCGACTAACCTTATCTCTTTGTTGACCAGTTGTGCTACCCATATTGCTGTAGAATCAGACATACCCAAGTCCCAGCCTGTGTATGTTCTCGCTAAACCATCTGGTTCTATAGACACTAATCTACCTTTTTCTTCTAAATCATGTATCAGTTTAGAATAGTAAGAACCCTCAACAGGAGCTTGGAAAGAACATTCAAACTCTTGCATGTATTTGTCTTCGCCCATTTCATCATAGGCAGCTTTTAATTCTTCTTTAGGGAGTAATTCTGTTTCTGATGCTTTAAACTCAAGCAAAGACCAACCTTCGTTTTTCTCGCCTCTGTCTCTTAAATCTTTAAAATGGTTTTGACCTTTCGGTGTTCCCATTGCAATACAGTAACCTTGTCGGTCAGCTAATGCTGGTCGTAGAATCTCTGTAAACAAAGAAGGGTTGACATCACCTATCTCATCAATAACACAGCCGTCAAGATAGATACCTCGAAGAGAGTCTGGGTTATCAGCTCCATACAAAGAAATCCTGCGACCCATAAAATCCACTCGTAGTTCTGCAATGTTTGCTTTACCTCCTAGCGGTCTGGTGTACTCAAGGAGATAATCCCAAGCCACTCGTTTCGCTTGATTGTAAGTTGGTGCAATGTAGGCAAATCTAGGGTTAGATTTGTCAGAAATTAACGCTGAATGTATCAGTTGGTTAATTGCACATACGGTTTTGCCCATTCGTCTATGAGCAACCACTACTGAAAAACGGTTGTTCTTAACGAGTTGGTGTATCTGTTTTTGTGGGTCACGGGGTCTATACCCTGTATCTATTGATTGCGACTCCATAGTGGGTCATCGCTCCTTTATTATTTATTTAATATTTATTTTTACTGGTCTTCCATTTTTACCTATAAAGGCTGTTCCTACTTCAGTAGCTACATCAGTTAATCCAGAAGATAATCCTTGATTTAATATTTTTGCTGGTGTTCTTTTAGATAATTCTAAAACTTTTTCAGGTGTTGACATATTGCCGTACATTTTAACCAAATCATCTAAATACTCATTACTGAAGTCATAATTATCAACTACAGTTATTGTTCCATCTGGATTGTATGTGTATGTAAATCTTCCTAATGTGTTTTGTAATGGGTCTGATTCTAAATTTAAAAATTTATCATCTAATAAAGAATCTTCATAATATTTGTCTCCAACATATCCAGAAGATTTGGAGGTATTAATACCTTGCTCTTCTATTAAAGATTTTAAATTAGATAATTCATATTCTGTTAAATCTTTTTCAGTTAATGGTTTTGTTTTATCTCCAAGCAAAGATTGCAAATACCATCTTTTTTCAGATGATACATTATCTTTCCAAGAATCATAGATGTAATCTAACAAGCCCATATATACATATTACCTATTTTTTTTTAGTTGTTCCATTCTTTCTAATCTAGCTTCACGAGACATGTATAACCATTGTGCTAAATCTTCGTAGTCTCTACCGCATGAGATACAATGATTGTCCTTCATACGACAGACACCGTTGCAGGGTGAATCATCAGACACAATCACCGAGATTTTTTATTAGACTTTGCAGTCTTGGCTGCTTGTTTGAATTGTTTGGCTGTAGGTGCTCCTTTTGCTCCTGCTTTACGCATTTTTTCTCCGCTTCCTGCTGCGATTCTTTTTCGTTTTGCATGGATATTTGCATAAAGTCCTTGTTTAGCCATTATTGTATACCTAGTGCTCTTAATCTTTCTATAGCGTTAATACGCATTTCTCGTGGGGCAGACATATCATAAGCAATATTTAGAAACTGTTGTGGGTCAACCATTTCACCTTGTGGGTTTTGTAACAATCCGCCTGTATAGAGAGGCATTTGACCATCTGCATAGTTAGGTTGCATTTCATTTGCTGGTAGAGACAGCATTTGTTTAATTGGCTGCATTATTCCTTTTTCAATTTGTTGTTGCTTGAATCGTGCAATATCTTCATCTGACAACATTCCAGATGTAGGCTGTTGCATCATTCTCATAATATCTGTTATGCTTATTTGTGCCATAATTATTTACCTTTTTTTCCGTAACCTTTTTTACCTTTGCCTTTACAAGCCATCATTTTCTCCTAGTGTAAAATTTGTAGTACCCTAGTTTTCAACGCTGTTGTAAAAACAGTCTACAGAAAAAAGGGGGGTGGGGGTCTATTCTATTCCTGTAATGACTTTTACATGAACAGGAGCACCGTCTGGGTCTCCGCCATGCTCATGCTTTTGTGTCTCTTTCCACTGTGCACGAGATTTAAGCCAAAATATCATAGAAGTCGTATCACCTGCTTTAGCTTTCTCATACAATGTACCAGCAATGACAGAGTTAGCCTCAATACGACCACGCTTAAGTTCTTCTGGATAATACTTTGTGAGGGTGTCAGCAGAGATTGACAACATAGTTGCGATATCTTCGTACCGAGTACCTACTTTACTTAATTCATACACTTGTTTTCGGGTATCGCCATCTGGAAGGTGTGGGGGTCTGCCTACTTTTTTGGGCTCGACTTCCCCCATTATAACATTACTGTCAATATCTTTATTATCACTCATTATTAAACCTTTGTCAATTTTATTTTACTTATGATTATTGTTAGTTTGATTAATTATTTAAATCAATTATATCTTGTCAATGTAGATTGATACTGTTATTATTATATTAAGCCTTGAGCTTACCCGTTCTTTAAAAACTATTTAAACTTTATTAATCTTTTAAAAGGATATTATTATGTTTACTATTCCAGATGGATATTTAGTTGATTCAATTCTTAATGCTGTTAACGATGATGAGGATTTATTCAAACGCCTAAAAGAGTTTCATATGACATTAAATGTCAATGGCGTTGATCCTGATTTACATTCTAAAATAGGGCTATTTATCAGAGTTAATCTGAATGATGCCATGTCAGAGTTATATGATAAAGCAAAATCATTACATGAAATAGAATATGCTTTTCTAATTCGGTGTTTATTAGATGAGCTAGATAATTCCGACCTTATTATTTTAGGTAAAAAAGCAATTCAAGAATTATCACTATAAATCCAAATCAAATACAATATCCCTTTTTTAAGTCCGAAAAACTTATTAGAGGGATAATTGTAAACTTAAACTTACAAGGAATTATTATTATGACAGTAGAAAAAACTAATCAATTTATTCTTATTTCAGATATTGTTAATAATCAATATATA